TAAAAAAGTTGTGGATAAGCAAAAAAAAGCTTGACAAATCCAGATTCTACGCTATAATAAAACTTATAGGATTATTTACTCAAATCCCTATCACAGATCTTAACAATCAAGGATTAACATCCATTATACAAAAGAGAGGTTGGAGTTGAAAAATAACCAGTTCCCTATATGGGGCAAAAGGTAGGTTCAGCACCAATTAGTTTTCATAACTACGGTGCACCCCTATATCAAGGGGCTATTGAATAAGTTAGAGGCAAACTCTATGCCTACCTTTTGATAAACGTGGAATCCTAGATATTATTAACAGAGAAACTAGAGGAAAGCAAAACAAATGACAAATATTACTAAAGGTTCAAAATATTACAAAAATAAAGATAAGAAAAAAAAAGCAGATATTGAATTGACTAAAGCAGAGATAAGAACATTAGGTATTGCTAGTGGTTCAAAAGATTTGATTTCTAAGAAGTTATCTCAATTAAAATTAAATCAATTAAAACGTGCCTATGAAAAGGCAGTTAAAAATCAGGGCGGTGATAGAAGGGTAACAGATAAAGATATATTATTTGCATTAAAAAATCCCGGGGGTGGTAAAGCACAAAATAAGAAACATGGCGGAACGATAAAAGGTAAGATAAAAAAACAATACGGAGGTCCTGTACGAAAAGCCAAATACTAATTTATTATTAACAACATTTAGAAGGAGAAAACTATGGAAGAATGGGAAATTCAAAACATTATTGACGAACTTGATATTATTAAAAAAAAAGTAAAAGAATTAACTAAAGATTTAAAAGCCACACAAGAAGCATTATCTGAAGAAGAAGACGATGACGATGATGATGATTGGGACGATGAAGATGATGATGAAGACGAGGATGACGATGACTGGGCTGAAGGAGAAGATAACGACTTAGAAGAAGGTTTATTTTGGGACTACGAAAAGAAAGACAAACAAATTGAGGAATAATAACGTTTATGCATTACAAAGTAAACGATGGAGACGTAATACTACCAGAAAGACTATTACGAGAGATACCGGATCTACGCTTAAAAGTTGATGATATGCTCACGTGGTATAACAAAGGTGATCGCTTGTATCACTTTACTGCTGGTCATGCTGACAGCAAATTGGAAAAGCACGGATGCGGGTGCCAGACTAAGAAGAAATCCGGAGCTAGAAAAGCATCTAGTAAAAAGTAGGGAATTATGTCATTTGAATTGGAAAAGGCACCTAAAAAACGGGAGCTTACAGAAAAACAAGAGATATTTTTAAATAAGCTTTTTGATAATGGTGGTAATATCGCCAAATCATTAAAAGAAGCAGGGTACAGTGAAAATTCTCGTAAATGGCTTGTAAAGTCACTACAAAGAGAAATTATAGATCGTTGTGAGAGTTATCTTGCAATTAATGGAGCAAAGGCAGTTACCAGATTATCTGAAGCAATGGATGATGAAGGTAATATACCTAGAGCAGAAATGAGAATAAAAGCTGCTGAATCAATATTAAATAGAATAGGTCTAGGTAAAAAAGAAACCATAGACCATAATGTGAAGGCAATCCACGGTATTGTAGTATTGCCACCGAAAAAGGAATAATAACAATGGGACTACCACCTGCAATATGGGCAGCAATAACTGGTTTAAGTAGATTAGCAAATGCAGCATTAAAGACACCTGCAGTTAAAGAATATACTAAGCTTGTAGCCGACTACGGAAAAACAAAAGGAAAACAATTATTTAATAAACATGTATCTAGTAATCCAAAAGTCAAAGCTGAAGCACAGAAGAAAGCAAAGCTTTTAGATGCTGATGAAAGATCTATAGGAGCATTTTCAAAACCAGTAAAAACTAAAGGCATGAGTCATAGTAGATTTGATAAAAATATCAAAAAAGATCCATACCCTGTAAAAAAACAATATGGGGGTAAGATACATCATAAGCAACCACGTAAGACATCTTATAGTGACTAAAATTATAAATATAAAAGATTTTAAGAAATCAAAAGATATAAAATACATCAAAAAAGCACAAACTTGGATAGACGGTGATGTATGGTGGGGTTGGACACCTGAAGTTAAACCCAACAAGAATAATGATAAAAAATAAATTTTACCATACTTGGTTTTTTAATTGGCTAGAAAAGAAGAATTGTCAACTAGGAAATTGGCTATGGGCTAAACGATGGAGGAATTTTAAAGGAAATGATACCAGATGATTGGGGCATATTAATGCTCTACGTTACAGCACTATACATAATAATTGCATTTGTGCTGTGGAAACTAAAATTATAATGGACGCATTAAAAAAATTATTGGAATATTTAGAACCAAGATTTACTAAATTAAATGTATTTCTTTGGTTGATAACTTGTTTATTGATACTAATTGCTATACCCCTATGGGTAAGTTAAATAGACGAGATAAAGCTACGCCAGAAGATTCCATGCGTAAAGCTTACATAGATGGAAAATGGATTCCTATTAAACCTACAAAACTTGTAAGAGACGGTAGAACAAAGGGACTAATGATGGGTGTAGTAAAAGGAGAATACGTACCATACAAAAAAGTCGGTCCTGTGAAAATACCGGAATAATTTATGGTAAAAGAAATAATTCCAGATGATAGAAAAGACGATATAGCCTATCTTGAAGCAATGTTACAAGAAGTAGCTAAATGCTTAGCTAATAAAGTTTATGAAGATTGGAAAAGAACAAACCGATTAATTCGTAAAGATATAGCTATGGTTGTAACACCAATGGATATAGTAGGGTATTATAAAAATATTATAGAAGCACGAACAGAAGATACTATAAAAGATTTAGAAGACAAAGTAATAGAAGACTTTGATGAATTTATGAAGGATTTTAAAGATGAGTAAAAACTATGGTAAGTCTAACTGCAAAGGGAAATTAAATGGTAGAGGACACACCAAACAATCAAGAAAACCAAAAAAGAAGTTATCATTATACTCGTGATAATCAATTAAAAATAAAAGCACGACAAAAAGTACGTGAAGCAGAAAAAAAAGCAAAACAAGCTAAAGTAAAAGCAGAGAAAGCAAAAGAAAAAGTAAAAAGATTAACGAAGGCGGTAACAAGTTCTATACTTAATGAGAAAGATTTAAATGAAGCACCTAAAGCTATTCAAGAATATGTGCAAGATAGACCTATCGTCTTTAAGCCCAATACAGGACCTCAAACGGATTTTTTGGCTAGTCCTGAAGAAGATGTTCTATATGGTGGGGCTGCTGGCGGGGGAAAAAGCTATGCGTTACTTGCTGATTTATTGCGGTATGCTGATAATGGCAGTCATCGTGCTCTTTTACTTCGTAGGACTATTGCTGAGCTTACTGAACTAATAGATAAAAGTAGACAATTTTACCCGCAAGCATTTCCGGGTGCAGTATTTAAAGAATCTAAAAGTATGTGGGTATTCCCTAGTGGGGCTACTGCTTTATTTTCTTACTTAGATAAAGATTCTGATGTAACAAGATATCAAGGACAATCCTTTTCGTGGATAGGAATTGATGAAATAACACATTACCCAACACCCTATGTATGGGAATATCTTCGTTCTCGTTTAAGAACAACAGATAAAAATATAGTACCATATATGAGATGTACAGCAAATCCGGGTGGTATAGGCGGATGGTGGGTTAAAAAAATGTATATAGATCCATCGCCACCAAATACAAGATTTGTTGCAACAGATATAGATACAAAAAGAGAATTAAGATATCCAGATAATCATCCTAAAGCAGGGAAAGCTTTGTTTCATCGAAGATTTATTCCTGCCCGATTAACTGATAATCCTTTTCTTATGCGTAGTGGAGAATACGAAGCTATGCTTATGTCTCTTCCAGAGACTGAAAGAAAAAGATTACTTGAAGGTGATTGGGATGTTGCAGAAGGTGCAGCATTTCCAGAGTTTCAAAGAAGTGTTCATGTAGTAGATCCTATTGAAATTCCTAGAAGTTGGAATAGAATAAGAGCAGCTGACTATGGATACTCATCTCCATCTTGTGTATTATGGGGTGCTATAGATTGGGACGGTGTTATATGGATATACAGAGAATTATATGTAACTAAACACACGAGTGATGCATTAGCAAATGTCATTATTGAATTAGAAAAAGATGACCCTAAACTAATGTTAAGTGTATTAGATAGCAGTTGTTGGAATAAAACAGGATTAGGTCCTAGTATAGCAGAAACAATGATACAAAGAGGTGTTAGATGGATTCCAGCAGACAGAGAACGAGTAGCAGGAAAAATTGCAATACATAGAAGATTACAATTAGATCCTGTAACAAATGAACCTAGATTAAAAATTTTCAAAACGTGTACAAATTTAGTTAGGACTTTACCTACTATACCATTGTCAAAAATAAATTCTGAAGATGTTGATACAAAAGCAGAAGATCATGCATATGATGCATTAAGATATATGGTTATGACTAGAAATATAGCAGCAAGAGATTTTATACAAGATGCTAGATTGGCTAGAGAGAGGGAAGAAAAATACAACAAAATTTATGATACGACTTTTGGATATTAATATTTTATTAACAATTGGAGGAAAATTATGCCAAATCCACACGGAAAAAAATATGTACTTCACAGACATAAATGGGGTGCATTAGGTCACTCTAGTGATTATGATTCTTCTTTATACAGAGAATCACTTGAGTTCGGTAATTCTATCGATCAAGGTGCTCTTATTAAAGATGAAGGTAAATCAGGTAAAGGTGGCGATGTCGACCCGTCTGTTATGAAAAAAGGCGGAGACAGTACACTAATTAAAGATTACTCAAAATAAGGAATAAATAATGTCTGATATAGAAGCCGGGGATCAACCTGCGGTTGTTGAATCAGAAGATATACCTTATGCTGTAGGTCTTATCAAAAAGAAATTTGATGAGGCGGAGCAAGGTAGATTATCTGATGAACAAAGGTGGTTAAATTCCTATAAAAATTACAGGGGTGTCTATGACTCTTCTACACAGTTTAAAGGCTCAGAAAGATCAAAAGTTTTTGTAAAAGTAACAAAGACTAAAGTCTTAGCATCTTTTGGACAGATAACTGATATACTATTCTCTCAGGGGAAAGTTCCAATTAGTATTGAAGCTACCCCTATACCAGAAGGTATTTCAGAGTTTGCTAGTCTTGATGTTTCTAAAGAAGCTATAATGGCTGCTATGCAACAACCTCAACAAGAAATGCAATTTGGTGGGGAAGTTGAAATGCAGAACCAAGGTGTAGGTTTTGAAGGTGACGGTAAGTCTTGGAATCCGGGTCAGTTAGACTTGGGTGAACAACAAGGACTTGACGAGATGCCTGCCCAATTAAATGGTCTCGAAGCTAAATTTGGACAGTCAGAAAAACTCGTTCAAGGTCCTGCTAAATTAGGTGAACCTCAAATAAAACCTGCCGCAATAGCAGCACAAAAAATGCAAAAAGTTATAGATGATCAATTAACAGAAGCTCATGCAGTATCTGTTATGAGACACGCTATATTTGAATGTGTAATGATGGGTACAGGAATTGTAAAAGGACCTTTTCATTATGAAAAAGATATTCATAATTGGGAACAAAATCCTGAAACTGGTGAAAGAACATATGTACCATTAAAAAGATTAGTTCCTAAACTAGAAGCTGTATCTTGCTGGGATTTTTATCCAGACCCTTCTGCTGTAGATATGAAAGACGCAGAGTATGCAATACAAAGACACAGGCTTAACAGACAACAAGTTAGAGATTTAAAAAACAAACCATTTTTTGATTTAGAAGCTATAGAAGAATGTTTAGATATGGGTTCTAACTTTCAAAAAAGAGGATTTGAAGACGATATATATTCTGATGATGACCCAACATATATGGAAGATAGATTTGAAGTATTAGAATATTGGGGAACATTAGATAGTGCAATGGCAGAAGAAATAGGAATGGAAATGCCAGAAGATGCTACCGAATTAAAAGAATTACAAGTTAATATTTGGATTTGTGGAAATACTATTTTACGAGCAGTTGTAAATCCATTTACTCCAAGTTTTTTACCATATCATGCGTTTCCATATGAGTTAAATCCATATCAATTTTTTGGTGTGGGTGTACCTGAAAACATGGAAGATGCACAAATGATTATGAATGGTCATATGAGAATGGCAATTGATAATCTTAGTCTTGCAGGAAATATGGTATTTGATATTGATGAAACAATGTTAGTTCCGGGTCAATCTATGGAAATACATCCGGGCAAAATATTTAGAAGACAATCAGGACAAGCAGGTCAATCTGTTGTTGGTTTAAAGTTTCCTAATACTGCAGGTGAAAACATACAGATGTATGATAAAGCACGACAACTTGCAGATGAAGAAACAGGAATACCAAGTATTGCACATGGTCAAACAGGTGTAACAGGAACAGGAAGAACTGCATCAGGATTAAGTATGTTATTAAATTCTGCAGGTCTATCTATAAAAACAGTCGTAAAGAATATTGATGATTATTTACTGAAACCAGTAGGAGAATCATTTTATAGATGGAATATGCAATTTAATGTTGTAGACATAGACGCACAAGGAGATTTAGAGGTTAAGGCTAAAGGTACATCATCTGTAATGGCAAAAGAAGTACGTTCACAAAGATTAACTACTTTATTGCAAACAGTATCTAATCCAATGTTAGCACCTTTTATAAAAATACCAAATCTTATAAAAGAATTAGCTATATCACAGGATATTGATCCAGAAGAATTGGTCAATGATACTAATCAAGCTGCAATTTTTGCAGACATTTTAAGAGGTCTTAATGTTCAACAGGGAGCAGGCGAAGAAGCTGGGACCGTTGGTCAACAACCACAAGGCATGGCAGGCACTGGAGGAGCACCTGCAGGAGCTAACCCACAGGACATCTCAGGAGTTGGTGGTGGAACAATCGGAACAGGTTCTACGCCAATTGCAGGGGAAGATGGTTTTACTGGGACACCTCCTGAGCCTGAAGACATCGGTGTTGGCAACAGTCAAGAGTAAAATAGATGACAATAAGCATAAGAAGTCTGAAAGAGTCTGATTCAGACCAAATAGTAGAGTTAGCTAAAAGCGAACACAATGAAAGTTATTATAACTTTTTAACTTTTAGTGAAGACAAAATACGAGCATTAGTAAAAACAACAATAGCAATGCCAGATGGTACAATTTGCTATGTTGCAGAAGAACATGGTAAAATAATTGGTTTTATTTGTGGTTATTTAATTATGTATATTTCGACTAATGATTTTTTTACACAAGATTTAACTATATATGTTACTCCAGATAAACGAGGAACATTAGCAGCTAAAAAATTAATTAAATATTTAGAATGCTGGGCTGAGATGAAAGGGTGTAAAGAATTATCATTAAGTATAACATCTAATATTAATGCTGAAAGAACAGGTAAATTTTATAAATTATTAGGGTTTTCAGATGTAGGAAAAATATATCGAAAACAATTAACAAAGGAAAAATGAGGTAATTATGGGCGGAGGCGGAGGTTCAAAAACAGTAGAAGTCGTAGAATATGTATACGAAGATCCAAAACATAGTATAACATCACAACAGATGGTTGATTTGTTTGGTCATGAACAACGACAAGCAGGACAACAAGATATATTTCAAGGAGCTGATATCGTAGGTAGACGGGCACAACCTACACCTACTGTAACAGAAGTAGCAAGATATTTAAAAGATACTACGGGTGCAAATGTTATATCTGTTCCTGAATCCTCAGTTATAGAAGGTTCCGGAGGTATCGGTACAGGTATTGAAGAGTTTCAAACATCACAATTGGGACAAATAACCAGTAATATAGCTATGGATGTAAAAGCTAAAAAACCTGATTTACCTAAAGTAGCCTTACCAGAACCTGCTGCGGGAATGAAAATTACAGGCGTAAAACCAAAAACTGCAGAACAAACATTAACAGATATTCAAGGATTTTCAGATATAGCTACAAGTGCACAACAAGGTGGTATAATACCTGATCCTAGTGTAGCACAACAAACAGCTGTAGGATTTCCGGGCTCAGATGTTTCGAGCAATTTATATAAACAACCATTAGCACCAATTACTGAACAAATGCAACGAGCAAAGTTAGGTGCACAAGAAGGTTTAAGAGTTCCTGAAACTCTTGCAAATGAACCTGAATTAAAACCTGAAGTACCAGAAGGTAAAGGCGAAGCAATGGGTTTACCTCAACTATTTAATAAACCGGGTGCAGGTAAAGACGCAGATGATATCGAAGCAATTGCAGAACCAGATGATTTTATTTTAAACTCAAAAGTAAAAGAAATAGAAGGTGAAAAAGATATAGATGCAATGTTAGCGGGTGCAATAGATATTGCAAATAGAAAAGGATATCGTTTATCACCACGTATAACAAATTTACCAAAAGATAAAGTAGTACCATTACTTGTAAGCAAAGATGAAATACGAGTTCCAAAAGTACTAGCAAAAATTATTGGTTATGACAAATTAACCAAGATGAATAACCGAGGTAAAGCTGCGATGAAGGCAGAAGAACAACGACAGGCAACAGGGCAGCAAGTTGCACAAGCAAAACATGGCGGTGAAGTTCACAGCCAAAAAAAAAAATTTAAAGACGGTGGGTCTGTAGAAGGTGAATCTGCTACTAGTTTTCAAGATAAATTAAAGCAGTCTGAAAGTAGTGGAAGATATAAAATTGTTAATGAACAAGGTTATATGGGAGCATACCAATTTGGGGATGCAAGATTAAAAGATTATAAAGATGCAACTGGTGAAGAATTTAGTAGAGAAGAGTTTTTAGCTAATGATGAATTACAAGATAAAATTTTCGAGTGGCATATAGAAGATTATACAACAAGAATTAAGGAAGATGGTTTAGATAAACATATTGGAACAAAAATTAAAGGTGTTCCTGTTACACATACTGGATTATTAGCTGTTGCTCATTTAGGCGGATATTCCGGAATGACAAAATTTTTAAAAACTCAAGGTAAATATAATCCAAAAGATAAAAATAAAACAAGTCTTCTTGATTACTTAGAGAAATTTTCAACACTAGATAAGTCTAAAAAAGACACCCTTTTACAAAATACCGAGGTACCTTTTGTAGACAGAATTTTAAATCCAGAAAATTATATAAAACCGAAAGAACAAATAGATTCAGAGGGAAGAAGTTTTATAGAAACACATAGAATGTCTTCTAGAGATAATTGGGCTTTTCCTACTGTAGTAATTGAAGATAATAAATATATAGATTTAATGGACAGATACAAGGGAGATATTAACGCTGTATTTGATCATAATAAAAAAACTGGAGATATACTTAGATTTCCTAGCGATGAAGAAGCACAAAACTTTTCTATGAATTATAAAGATATTCCATCTGCACAAAAATTTAATGAATATTATACACCAGATTATAGTAAATTTGAAGAAGAAGATAGAACAAACAGAGAAAAGATACAAAGAAAAATTTATGATACTGCTCATACAATAAGACCACACGTAGATAGACTGATAAAAACAGGAGAATTACCACAGGAACAATTTAAAAGTTTTATGTCAGATGCAGTTAAGGCAAAAGTAGGTGATGCTGTAGTAGACAAAGCAAAAGATTTAGGAATGTACCCTAACTTTTTAGATGAAATAGATGCATCTGCAGAAATTAAAGGAAAAGATGACTTCTCAGTACGAGCAGGAGACTTTGAATACGAAGAAAATCCTTTTAATAGACGTATACAAAAAACATTTGGTGAACCTGAAGGTATACACGGAAGCGTGGGAATAGACCAAAGTAAATACAGAGACGACACCTATGTTGGTGGCAAATTAGTTTTCCCACTAGGAAAACCTAAAAAATAGTAAGTGCAATAACACACAAGAATTTATACCTGCGTGATTGGTATGGGTATCAGCGACTTTCAATTTATTGAAACACTGATTATTTAACAACTACCGATGGGCGACCTAGCATAGCTAGCACCATAAGGAGATAAACATGACTGAAAAACAAGTCGAAGCAAAAGTGGAGGAAAAGGTTGAAGATTCAGAGCCTACCCCATATCGAAACGACTACCATAAGGATCTTGACAAAGAAGATCCACAACCTGACCCTGAAGCTGTAGAAGCTGAAGCTACTCAGAAGGAAGAAGATAAATCTTTTTTATCTACTTCAGAAGACACCGAAGTAAAAACCCACAATTTTAAAAAGCGTTATGATGATTTAAAAAAACATTATGACACAAAATTAGATGAGTGGAAACAGGAAAAAGAAACTTTGGAGGCTCAATCTAAAGCTGCGAAAGCAGAAAAAGATTATAAACCACCAAAAACCTCTGATGAATTAAAACAATTCAAAGAGGACTATCCTGATATTTATGGAGTTGTCGAAACTATTGCTCATCAGCAAGCTGGTGATAAACTTCGCACAGTTGAAGATAAATTAGCACAGATGAGTGAAAGAGAAGAAGACCTAGTTAGAGATAAAGCACAAACTGAACTGTTATCAGTACATCCTGATTTCTTAGAGTTGAAAGACACTGAGAATTTTCAGGGTTGGTTACAGGAGCAGCCTACCTCTATTTCTGATGGTATTCTTAAAAATGGTACCGATTCTAAATGGGCAGTTCGAGTATTAGACCTATACAAAGCAGATGCTGGTATCAGTAAAAAACCTGATACTGCCAAATCTACTAAGTCTGCAGCGGAAGCAGTAACCAAGACAAGTCGAGTCAAGATTCCTGAAAAAGCTGGAGATAAGAAAATTTGGAAACAGTCTGAGATAAGAAGACTCAAACCGCATGAATATGAACCTCTTGAAAAAGAGATTGATCTTGCGGCAAAAGAGGGACGCATATCTTCAGACTAATTATACGTTTTTATTAACTTTCTAATACTATAAGGAGGTATTTATGACAGTTGCAATAGCATCCGGTTACCAAAATTTAGGTAACGGAAATTTTGTGCCTACTATTTACTCTCAGAAAGTTCTTAAATTCTTCAGACGTGCATCAGTGGTTGAAGATATTACCAATACTGATTACACTGGAGAAATCGAGAATTACGGAGACACAGTAAATATCATAAACGAACCGACTGTTACTGTTAGTTCATACTACAGAGGTAGTGTTGTAAATGCTCAAACATTAACTGACGCACAAACTACTTTAACTGTTGATCAAGCTTTTGCATTTTCTTTTAAAGTTGACGACATTGAAGAAAGACATAGTCACTTAAACTGGGAAAGCATTGCTACATCATCTGGTGCGTATGCGTTAAAGAAAAAATACGATTATAATGTTCTTAACGCTATGATATCAGGTGCATCTACTGATAGTGGACTAGGTACAAGTGGCAGTGGTATTGCTGGTGTGGATACTGGAGATGAAGCTTCAGATTTAATATCCAAAGCCGGTAGACTCTTAGATCAAAACGATGTTCCACAAGAAAATCGTTGGTATGTTGGCTCTCCTATACTGTATGAAGTGCTTTCTAAATCTGCATCTAAATTAATGGATCAATCCATTGTAGATAGCAGCAAGGAATCACCATTACGTAATGGAAAAGTCATAGCTGGTCCAATCAGAGGTTTTACTATGTATAAAACTAATGTATTTGATACAGGAACAGCTGGTACAGATGAAGTAAACCCATCTGGATCTAATGAGTATTATTCATTAGCGGGACATATGTCTTCTACAGCAACCGCATCTCATATCGCAAAAACTGAAGTTGTTCGTGATACTGATAGTTTTGCAGATATCGTAAGAGGCTTGCATGTATTTGGACGTAAAGTTCTAAGAAGTGGAGCAGTATTTAGCTCTACATTAGTCATCACTTAATTAAAAGGAGAATAACATGACAACATATACAAAAACCGGCGATGCCGGTACAGTAGGTCACTCCGCAATTAAGAGGGTGCCTTACTTGGTCGAAAATACAGTTGATATGTCAGCTTTCGACCCAACTAACTCACCAGCGGACACTGTTCAAATGATCAATGTTCCAGCTGAAACTTTTGTTCTTAGTGCAGGAATGGAAGTAATAACTGCGAGTTCTAGTTCTGTAACTTGGACTCTAGGTGACGGAAGTGATCCGAATAGATACGTAACTACATCAGAAGGTACTAATGCAGCAGCACACAAAGCTGTTGTTGCACACGCTTCTAATACGGGATGTGTCTATGCATCAGCGGATACTCTTGATCTAGTTGTTGGCGGTGCTCAAGATACTGCTGGTAAAGTTAGAGTTTGGGCGATTATGTGTGACATTTCAGGTGTTGACGAAACTGACCGAAACTAATAACTAAAATCTAAGGGGGAAATAAAATTCCCCCCTAGATCTATGGAGGCTGTAAATACATATTAACAAGCGTAATGATTTAGTCAAGAGGTAATTATGAAATTTCACAAGTCTCCAATTGAAGGCATACGAGTAGTATCAAATGATCCTTTTTTAGGAATTATTGATGACTTTTTAGATGATAAAGAAATTAAAGGAGTTATAGATTTAGTAAAAGACGAATTAAAACCTAGTTTAACTGTTAATAAAGAAACAGGCGAATACACGGTTTCTAAAACAAGAACTTCATATAGTGCAGAGCTACCAAAACATGCAACATTAGTACAAAAAATAGCAGAAAAATGTAGTACATACTCTGGCTATGATAAAGAACAATTAGAAGAATTACAAGTTGTTCATTATGAAGGCGGGCAAAAATTTGACTTTCACCATGATTCAAATCCACCGCTAAATAGAATATGTACAATATTAGTCTATTTAAATGATGTAGATAATTATGAAGGTCTAACAACATTTCCATATATAGGATATGCAGTTGCACCAAAAAAAGGAAGAGCAGTTATTTGGTATAACTTTAAAGATGATGGTAAATATGATATACGAGCAGGGCATGTTGGTTCACCAGTAACAAAAGGTGAAAAGTGGGCGTTAAATATATGGATAAAAGAAAACGAACTGAAAAATAATAAAGAGATAGATAAAAAATTTATTGAGTCTGAACATAAGAAATATCCACCAAAAAAGAAATTAGAAGTAATACTATAATGAAGTTTAAATGTTCAGTATATAATAATCCAAAAAAAAGGTTTCAACCTGATGGGTGTGCATGTTCACATAATTTACGTTTAGATTATGATGCATTTCCGGGAAAATTGGAACCAATGAAGATTCAAAAAGGACCCTATAAAGGAAAAGATATTGTGTTATTTTGGGACCCTTATAAATGTGCAGATGGAAAATGGAGACCATTAGGATTAAGTGAGTGCACATTTTTTTGGAATCATAAAAACCAAGAATATGAGGGAGAATGTACAGAGTGTGGCATGTGTTGTGTAAAAGAAGTTAATGGAGAAATAGTTCCATGTAAATATTTAGATTTAAAAGGAGAATAATATGCTAAAAAAAATTAAAGAATACATTCAATGCAAAATCGATAAGTTTTTAAAAGATATAGGGTTACGAAAAAAAATTGTTGTAGATATGACTCATACTGAAAACAGAAATGATATTGGTCCTATACATACTGACTCTTTATCAAACAGTCAATTACGATTAAAAATCTTAGAAAAAAAACTAAAAGAATTAGAAAATAATAAAAAATGATAACCCTGTATTGTGAAAATTGTAGAAAGGAAATAAAACACATACAGTATTACAAAAATTCAGATTTTCACGAAAATCAAGATAGAAACTATTTTTATTGTGGACCAAGTTGTTCCACAGAACATTATGAAAAAATTTTGTAAATATATTTTTAATTTATGCAATCTTATACCGAGATGGATAAAATGTCGTTGTAAGAAATAGCTAAAGGAGGGCTATATGTATCACTTATTTGTAATACTGTGTTTAACGGGAAGCCCTTGTGTGGATGACAGCAGATTAATAGTAAAAAGTGAAAATACTTTTGAAACAACTACTGCGTGTCAAGTATACTCGGACACTACATTTATACCTAATGTACACGAGGAATTTAAAAAAGAATATGAATTATTTGGTGCCATATGTGTCGATGAAAACTATATCGACCTATTAAAAGGTAAAAGTTATAAAACAGTAAAGGAAGGAACTAATGTTTGAAGGAGTAATTAGGGGTGGAGTTCGCAATGTAAATGCGGGAGCTGCATTAGCCAATACAAACGCAACAACAGTATATACTGTCCCTGCTAATCACAGTGCATTAATTCCTATGATATGGCTTACTAATGTAGATACATCAGCAGCACAATATGCAACAGTAACGTGGCGAGATAGTAGTGCATCAGTAACATATAACCTAATATACCAGAAAGATGTAGCTTCAAAAGATTATACAATTATTACACCAAATTTAATATTAGAATCTGGTGATTATATACAAGTAACAGCAGAAACAGCTGACAAAATTACAGTAACATTAACAGCACAAGAATATATGGATGAAAACTAATGGCAACTTATCTAGTAACAGTAAATAATGTATTAACAGAATTAAATGAACCAACAATTACTACAGTAGGTACTACTACAGGTATACAAACTGCAGTAAAAGGATTTGTTGATAAAGCTATACGTGATATTAATAACGCAGAATTAGAATGGTCGTTTAATCATAGTCAAGGTACACAAACAACAGAAGTAGGACAAAGAGAATACAAATATCCTAGTAGTGCTGTATCAATAGACTATGATAATGTAATACTTAAACCAACAGAATTAGTAACGAATGGTGAATTTACATCTGATATAAGTAGCTGGACTACAATAGCAGGTGCAGGAAGTGGAGCATACAATAGTGGTGGTAATGGTAGATTACGACTAAATGATTACGCAGCCTATCAAGCAATATCAACTGTAGTAAATAAAACATATCGATTACAAGTTAGAGTATTAGATTCTCATGGGACAGGACAAGCATTAAAGGTTCAAGTAGGAACAGCTGCAGAAGGAACACAAAATTTAAATACAACATTGACAGTTACAGATTATAATGCTGGTGCAATATTAGATACTACATTTGATGCTACAAAACAAACTACATATATTACATTAAATAACCCAAGTACAGCAACAAATATGGATGTAGATTATGTTCGTATATCAGAAGATATAGGAACACAAAAATTAAAGTATATAACATATGAAGAATACAAAGATGCATATGCTGTAACAGATGAAGCTAATAATTCTGATGTCTATGGTAAACCATCAAGAATATATAAGATACCAAAAATATCATCTGAATTAGAATATTTTGGAGTATCACCAGTACCAGATAAAAATAACTATACATTATCTTTTGATTACTGGACATTCCCGAGTGATTTATCTAGTGATTCAGATACACCGGGCATGCCTACAAGATTTCACGATATAGTTGTAGCACGTGCAAAATATTATGCACATGTTATGCGTTCAGATCCTACCGCAGCACAGATAGCATTAGCAGAATACGAAAAAGGATTACAAAGAATGAGAATAGATTTAATTAATAAACCAGAGTATATGAGAGGAGTATAAAATGAGTGCAATAAAAGACATCGATAAATTAATAAAACAATCAGAAAAAAATCTTAAAGGAGTATCTGGTGTAGGTCTTCGTGGTTGGAAACAAAATGTAGGGGCTCTTATAGAAATGAGTTCTGGTGCTGATAAATTAAAATTACAAAATTATCAAAATTTACTTAATCAAAAACAAAAATTATTAAATCCACCAACAAAAAAATACGGTGGAAAAATATCACCAAGAAGGGCGAAGTATAATTAAGCTATGCCAGTAACATCAGCAATAAGTCCATTTGTCGTAAGATTAAAAGGCGGATTAGTATTAGATAAAAGCACATTCGAGTATGACCCCGGTGAAGCAAAAACATTACAAAATTTTGAACCATCTATTAAAGGTGGATATAGAAGATTAGCTGGAACTAGAAAAAATACGTCTAACGAAATATCTGGTTCAGGAAATATATTAGGAATTACAACATTAGGAAGTACAATTATTGCTGCACGGGGTGCTAATTTATATAAAGCATCTGCAACAAGTACAAGTGCTTCTTGGACTTCTATAACATCAGCAAGAACATCAGCAACACGATATAATTTTGATTCATTAAATTTTAATGGCACAGAAAAAGTAATAGGAGTTGATAGCGTCAATCATGCGTTTACATATGACGGATCAAATTATGTATTACTTAATGGTTCTTCCGGAACAGGTGCTGGAACTGCACCATCCGACCCAGAACATGTAGCAGTTCATAGAAATCGTGTATTTTTTTCTGGTATGGCATCCGATACAGCAGAAATTGTATACACAGCAATACTTAGTGAAAATGATTTTACTGCCGCAAGCGGTGCAGGAAGTATGCAAGTACCAGATAAAATAGTACAATTAAAATCATTCAGAGAAAAACTTATTATATTTTGTGAAAATAGTATTTATCAATTATTAGGTTCATCACCATCAGATTTTGTGTTATCACCTATAACACGAGATTTAGGTTGTGAAAGTGGTTTTTCAGTTCAAGAATTTGGATCTAATCTTGTATTTTTAGCACCAGATGGATTAAGAACTGTTGCTGCTACTGAAAGAATTGGTGATATAGAATTAGGAAGTCTATCAAGAAATATACAAACTAAACTTGAAGGTGTGGCAGAAGGAGCAACTATTTCTTCTGTTGTAGTAAAAGAAAAAAATCAATATCGATTATTCTTTCCGGGAACTTCAGCTACTGAAGCCAACTCAGAAGGAATAATAATGACACAAACAAAAGATGGATTGTCGTTTTCAACAATAAAAGGATTTGGACCTGCATGTTGTACAAGCACAGTTATAAGTGGAGATGAATATGTTTTACATGGGCAAAGAAGTGGTGGATATATTTACAGACAAGATACTGGTAATACATTTGCTGAAAATATAGATGGATCAAGTGGAACAAGTATGACAGCAGTTTATCAATCACCAGATATGATACTTGGTGACGCAGGAATTAGAAAAAATATGCAAAGAGTTATTCTTAATTATGAAGCAGAAGGGGTTCTTAATGCGGATTTATATATGTTATATGATTATGAAGACCCTGATACAGCACAACCATCCGCAATAGAATTAACAGATATTGGAGATGTAGCAGTTTATGGAACAGCAAAATATGGAACAGGAGTATATGGAACAACGAGAGGTATGCCCCTTATTAGACAACACGTTGCTGGTTCAGGTTTTGCAGTAGGAATAAAAATACAAGACGAAGATGGTAAGTCACCATTTATTATTAAAGGATTTCAATTAGGATTTACACCGGGAGGTAGAAGATAAAACATGGGTAATACATATACAAGACAAACATCACCAGCACCTAGCACAGGTGATACAATACAAGTAACACATCTTAATGCTGAATTTACAGCATTAGTCAATGCATTTGATGCATCTAGTGGTCACTCACATGATGGAACTACAGGTGAAGGTGGACCAGTAACAACATTATATGGTAACACTTTATCTTTTGGAACAAATACAGATTCAGATATAGCTATTACATTCAATGCAAATACCAATGATGGTGTATTAACTTGGATGGAAGATGAAGATCAATTCAAGTTTGATGATGATATACAAATTATCGATGATAAAAAAATAATATTTGGAACTGGTGAAGATGTAACCATCGAATATGATGAAGACGGAACAGATACATTATTAGTTAGTGGAGATGCAACATTTGCTGATGATAAAAAATTATACTTTGGAACTAATAAAGATGCCTACATTGAATACGATGAAGATGGCACTGACACATGGGATTTTTCACCACCAGCAGGTGGAATGAAAATTCTTGATGATAAAAAATTATATTTTGGTACAGGGGGAGACGCATATATTGAATATGATGAAGATGGAAATGATACTTGGGTATTTTCTCCACCAGCTGGAGGACTACAAATACTTGACGATAAAAAATTAGTATTTGGTGATGGTTCAGATGTATCTATAGAATATGACGAAGATGGCGAAGATAGATTAAGAATTGAAGGTGCACCAGTAGTTATTTCTGGTGGTGAAGGTGAGGCAGGAGATTTACATCTTTATGCTGATCAAGGCGATGATGCAGGAGATGAATGGAAAATTAGCGTTGCTGATGGTGGAACATTAACCTTTGGTAATGATTTAAACTCTGCAGGAACATATGTCACACATGCAACAATTACACCAAACGCTACAGTTGCTGATTCTACAGTAACATTAGGTGGATCTCTTAATATTACAACAGTTGCCGCAGCAGGCACAGATACAGATAAATTTTTAGTGTTGGACGGAAGTGGAAACGTAGATTACCGAACAGGAACACAAGTTCTATCTGACATTGGGGGAGTATCAAGTGCTCCTACTTTGACTGGTTCAACCGACAACACTGTAGTAACGGTTACCGGATCAAACGCAATTGCTGGTGAAGCCAATTTTACATATGATGGAGCAGATGGTGCATTAGCAAGTTCAACATCTAATAAACCAGTTTTTACATTAAAAAATACAAATACTGATGCAAATGGTTCAATCCTTAAATTTGTAAAAGATGCAGGCGAAGCAGGAGCAACAAATGATATATCAGGATTGGTTTCATTTTATGCAGATGACGCAGATCAAAACAATCAAGAATTTGGAAGAATAGCAGGTAGAGTTGTTGATGCCACATCAGGTGGTGAAGAAGGTGCCCTAGACTTTTATGTAGCTGAAAATGATGGAACAGTTACAAAAGGTATGGAAATAAAGGGATTATCTTCAGATGGCAATATTACAGTTGATATTTCAACACATGATGGTTCAGCTGGCGGTTTAATGTTAGCTGGTACATTAGTAACACCAACAGCAACAGAATTAAATTTAATAGATGGAGGTACTGCCCGAGGAACTACTTCAGTTGCTTCTGGTGACGGTATCTTAATAAATGATGCTGGTACTATGAGAATGACTAATGTTGATACAGTATCAACATATTTTGCATCTCACAGTGTTGGTGGAAGTAACATCGTTACAACTGGAGCCTTGAACTCTGGATCTATAACCTCTGGATTTGGCACTATTGACACGGGTTCTTCCGCAATTACAACTACAGGATTAATTAGTGGTGGTTCATTAGATATAGATAATGTTCTCATTAATGGAACAACAATAGGTCATACTGATGACACTGACTTAATAACAGTAGCTGATGGATTAGTAACAGTTGCAGGAGAAATTTCTGTAACAACACTAGACATTGGCGGAACAAATATAACAGCAACAGCTGCTGAGTTAAATTATTGTGATGGTGTATCATCAAATATACAAACACAATTAAATTCCGCAGCAACAGTCGGAAAGGCAATAGCTATGGCTATTGTTTTTGGATAATTTTTATTAATAAGGAGAATAATATATGGCAACACCAGATATAGTAGATGTCGCAACGATCACTGCTCATAATTCAACTGCATTGCTTGACGGTACAAGTAGAACAACAGCATTAGATGTACCTGCTGACAAAGTAGCTAAAATTAATACAATTCTTGTAGCTAATGTAGATGGAACCAATGACGCAACAATTACTGTTGAAGTCAGCATAGACAATGGTTCTAATTTTGTTGCAATTGGTAAAACAATCACTGTCCCAGCAAATACAACATTAAATTTTTTAGAAAGTCCAATTTATTTGGATGAAACAGATTTATTGTATTTTACAGCAGCTGTAGCAAATGATTTAACATACTTTGTATCATACGAATTATTAGATGACGCATAATAGATAAGGAAAATTTATGCCTAAATATATACCTAGACAAATAGAGGGTAGAGATGTAGTTGACAATGCTGTAGATCATACAGCAGTTGCAGAAAGTTTTATACATCTGGCTACTGCCGCCCCCACAACTGCTGAAGACGAAGGCACAGGTTTCGCTGTTGGATGTCTATGGATAGATTATTCAAACGGTGAAACATATACTTGTATTGATTCTACAGATGAAGCAGCCAAATGGGCAGCACAAGATGGTTCTGACGATGTTAATATTTCTCCTGCTTGGCAAGGTACAACTTATGCTTATGAACTAGGCGGTGCTACACCGGGTCCAACAGCAATGTCTGATAAAATTTCCAGATGGCCTGTTGCTGCTCCTTATCCTACAGCTGATGTAGGAGAATTGGCACAAGGTATGGCTGCTATGGGGGCTTATTTAGGACCGGGAGATGTAGGTTTTACAGCAGGAGGATATAATCATCCGGGCAATTCATATTATGCTGAAGTAACAAGTTTTCCTACTGCAGGTCCACCTGTATCAACATCAAATCAAGGAGATTTAAACAGAGGTGGTTGGGCTTATGGAGGAGATGGTTGGAGTCCAACTGAAGGATATACTTTTGGAGGACAAGATGGTCCACCGGGTTCTTCATACCAAAGCACTATTGATAAATTTACTTTTGCAGCTCCTTTTACAGCAGCAGATGTCGCAGAAATGTCAGATGCCAGAGATTTTACATGTAGCCATGATGATGCAACACATACTTATATAGGAGGGGGCTGGGACCCGGGCACGTCTGATAAAATTGAAAGATTCCAAAAATCAACAACAACCGATTCAGCAGATGTTGGAGAACTTGCAGAATCTAGATATGGTATTCATGGTAATTCAGATGTTGTCGGTGGTTATGGTTATGCAAGTGGGGGTGGTGGTCCACCACCTTTGAATGAAAGGGATGTAATACAAAGATTTCCATTTGCAAGTTCAACTCCATCATCAGATATTGGAGAATCGTCTGCTACCAATGCTTATGGTAGTCAAAGAGGAGCATCTACATTAACTCATGGTCATACTGCCCACAGATATGGACCGGGAGGAAATGGTATAGACAGGTTTGCATTTGGTTCATCAACTAGTGGAGCAGAAATTGGAGAAGTTGCAAATCTTCAAGATAATGAGGGAATGATTTGTGTATAAAAAATTATGGATAAAAAATTATGAAATATACCCCTGAAAAAATACAAGCACACGAAATAAAAGATGAAACCCTAGAAAGTGGTGACATGAGCAAAAAAGTCATCCACGTAAATGCAGGAGCACCTACAAAAACTAATGATACTGGAGAAGGGTATAATCAAGGTACGATTTGGGTAGATAGTACAAATGGAGATATGTATATTTGCACTGCTCATACAGCAGAAGATGCTACTTGGCAAAATATGGACGGTGACGATATAAATAATGTTAGTTACCAAGGAACAAATACATCTTTTGGTATAGGAGGTAGAACAGCCCCCGGTAGCCCAAATGATTCAGATGTAGTAGATAAATTTTCTTTATCAAGTGATGCAAATGCTAGTGATGCAACTGAAGCAGTTGCTGCAAGTCCGGGTTACTCTACTGCAAACATGCAAGCATCGGAAGCTAAATCTTTAATATTAGGAAGAAGTAGTAATAATGATATAGGAATTTTTAATTTAGCAACAGAAGCTATATCAGATTCTGGTAATGAATTAGCGGTAAATAATGGGGGTGGAGGAGGAACAAATCAATCTACTACTCACTATTTTCATTATAAAGATGGTCCGGCAGGAACCAATATCTATACAGGAGCTTTTTCAAGTCCTTATGCCGCATCCGACACTGGAGACGAAGCTACAGCGGGTGGATATAGTAGTGCAACTTTTGGAGATAAAACCTACATGTTTTCAACTGCAGGTTATCTTGGTCCACCGGGAGCTCAACACAATCAAATTGAAAGAATGTCAAAAACTAGTCCACATACAGGTACTGATGTTGCAAATGCAGTTAGAGATGATAGAGGACAAACAGGTGGTTCAGCTTCTACTACTCATGGTTATACTTTTGGAGGAGAACCAGATATATCTGATATTGAAAAATTTCAAATGTCAGCAACAAGTGATGCAAGTGATGTCGCTGAACTTGCCACAAACACCAATGGTGGGTGTGTAGGAGAACAAGCTTCTTCGCCATCAAGTGGTTATGCTATAGGTGGTAGTAATCCATCTCCAGCAGGAATAAATGTAATACAAAAATATTCTTTTTCAGCTGACCAAGATGCAACTGATGTTGGAGATTTAAGTCAAGCTCGTTATGGAATAGGACATGCTTATTATTAATAAGTAATAAAGTTTACAAGGGGGTCATATGGCTTTGAAAGGATTATATGACAAAAGAAAACAACAAAAACTTAGAAAAGGTAAAACAAGACTTATTAGCCGATAAAGAAAAAACAAAGCATTGGGGTTTAATAACTTCTGAAATGCACGATTCACCGCTTTATGATCAGAAATCATTTGGTGGTTTAACTATTAAAGATAACTTTAAAAAGGCATCTTTAGCAATACGACACGTACAACGTGAGCATAAAAAATATGGTAGAAGAAACTCGCAGTGGACAATTAAAAATTTAACACTTAGTTGGGACACGCCTAGTAGGAACCTTCGACAAATATCTGCTGAAGTGAAAAAGAAAGAAGAAGCACTATTTGAACATAAATATAAGCATAAACAAAACCAAATTAAAGTTGAAAGATATAAAAGAAAACTAGAAACAGAAAAAGATGATTTAAAAAAACTGGAACTAGAATTAAAAATTGAAAAAGAAATTGTAGGGTTTAATAGGGGTATTGATTACATAGAAGGAGCCCTAAAAGATATATTAATACTTCGAAAATGTTATGACGATATAGTTCAAAAATACGGCTTACAGACAGAAGAAGATTTTGAGAAGTGGGAACAAAAGCATCACATTATGAGGTCTATTAGACAATGTGTACGTGATGTTAGAGAACGTGGAAAAATAACAAAAGGAGAACAAGAGTTCATAGAACAATGGGGCGGTAATCCATCTTATATGTTCAAACGAATTGTAGAACACGTTAATGCAGAACATAATACTGATGACCCATCCGGAGAACTACTAAATAAATTTGTAAATGATATGGCTGATGAGTTTAAAGACTTAAATGTAAAACAATTAGAATATCATGGTTTTAATAGTAATGAGCAAATACAGAAGGATTTATTAAGAATAGAGACAAAAGTTAAAAAAGAGGATTAATGTTTTATTCTTTTGATAGTGTTGAAAATCCCCGTGTTGACTGGCAAGTTGTTTGGAAACAAGCATTTAATGAAGAATTTGTAAAGGTAATACGAAATAGTATTGATGAAAATAAGTGGGAAGATGCTAAAGTTGGTGGAAATCCTAGTAAACCATCGGGAATAGTAGATAAAAAAATTCGTTCTGTAGTGCACCAACCACTAAAAATAGGTGAATACAAAGGAATAAATGATTTTCCATATATACAAATAGCAGACGAGATAATAAAGGCAAATAGTGAAATATGGAAATTAGATTTGCACGGCTTTAATATGGCTAAAGACAAACCAAACATATTAAGATATAAAGCAGAAGAAAAAGGTCATTATGACTGGCATTTTGATTATGGAGCAGCATTTAGTAACAGAAAAATTAGTTTTTCTATACAATTATCTGATCCATCAGAATATGAAGGTGGAATGTTAGAGATAGCAAATATGCCACCAAATGAAGAAACACGAAAAAAAGGAACAATAATTTTATTTCCATCCTATGTACGTCATCGAGTAACTCCTGTAACACGAGGTACTAGATATTGTATAGTCGGATGGGTCCACGGACCTCATTTTAAATAACAGATTATGAAATATATACCAAGAAGATTTAATTCACAAAATTTTTTACCGGGCTCAGTAACTCAGGGAAAAGTATCAAAGAAATTATTTGTAACAAGCTCATCTGATCCCGTAAAAACAAATGATACAGGAGAAGGTTACGCTGCAGGTACTACTTGGGTAAATACATCAAGTGGACAAGTGTTTATTTGTTCAGATAATTCTGCTGAAGATTCAGTTTGGTATGGACAAGAGGGAGATATTATTAATGAACCATTTACTATTGCTGGTTCTAATGGATATATTATAGGTGGTTATGGAAACACCGGTCTTGTTGATACACAAGAAAAAGTTTCTTTTACAAGTCCTGCTAATGCAACAGATTTTGGCGAAGCAGGTAGAACAGTTAGAAATCAAGGATTTGGAGTTCAATGTGATTCATCTAAATCTTATGGGTTTACTTTTGGGGGATTAAGAGACCCATGGCCAACAAATACTGCTGATATAGAAAGACATGGTTTTTCTGCTCCTACAAGTGGAACAAATACTGGCGAATTAACTTCTAATAGAGAATCAATGGCAACATCTACTGATGGAACTAAATCCATGTTAATGGGTGGTTTATCAGTAAGTGATGGAACACAAGCACTTGATACTATTGAAATGGTAACATTAAGTACATCTGGAGAAAGTACGTCAGCAGATTCTGGTGCAGAATTATCTGCTTTAGTTGGTTATGCTTCAGGTGCTAGTGATACTGTAAATGGTAGAGGATATAGAACAGGTGGAAATCATTTTGGAGCATCCCCACCATATCCACAAACATCTAGTGATGTTATTGAATATTCTGCTTTTACTTCAACTGCAGATGCTGCTGATTGGGGTAATTTAGTTACAGCAAGACAAGGACATCATGCTTGTCATGCAAACACTACAGGAGTTTGGGCTTCAGGGCATGGTGGAGGACCAGTAAATACTCAAATAGAAACATTTTCATTTTCAAGTCCCGGAAACGCTACTGATGTAGGAGAAATGTCTACTACCTTTGGTGGACATGCTGGACATTCTAGTACAGATTATGGATTTGCTACAGGTGGAGCAACGCCCCCATCTGGTTATCATGACCAAATAGATAGATTTTCATTAGTATCTTCGGGAGATGGTGCTGACTTTGGAGAAATATCAGCAAGCAGAGGATATTACGCTTATACACAAGGATAAAAGGAGAAAATATGGCAAACATCATTGTAGAATATAAAATGGATAAAAATCAAGAGGGTGCAAAAGTTAGACCTTATTGGATAGACGATGGGGGTTATTGGTATAACCCTAATAATTACACTTATATAGGTATCGTTGGTGATCCTGAAGTTAAAATACCAGAAACAGTTATTCGTTTTACAAAAACAACTTTCCGAAATAGATTATTAGCTATTCATGATTCAGAAGATGAAAATGGTAACTCATTAGCTCTTACTAAATTAGATGAAACTAGTGATCAACCATATCACGATAGAATTGAATTAACTGAAGAGGAGGTCCGTCAGATGTCAGATGATTGGTGGACTAATAATGTTTAATGCAAAATTTTTTAAAGATAATGGTTATTTAGTAGTTCCAAAAATATTATCAGGAGAACTATTAGATTTCATAGGAATACATGCCTACAATAGAGCAAGGATAGAAGGAGTTGAAAAAAATCCTGATGGAACTATCAAAGACACACAAGTTCCAAACACACCTAGCTTTTATGGCGACTTTGTAATGGAAAACCTACAAGATTTTCTGTTACCAAAAATAGAATCAGCAACAGGTATGAAATTATTACCTACATATACATTTTTTAGAGTTTACAAAGCTGGTGATATTTTAGAAAAGCATAAAGATAGACATAGTTGTGAAATATCAATGACAGTATGTCTTAGAAAAAAAAGAAACGAAAAGATTTGGGCAATATATGCCGATAACACAGACTACAAAAAAACACATAACTTAGGAGAAGGTCATACAGCTCGTGTAATGTTAGATGAAGGAGA